TCCTGAAACATGGCCCGAATCTTCTCCTCAATCTCGGGCGTGATGGTGGGCGGTGGATTGCCGTTCAGGCGGGATAGAATGTGGGCAGCGTGCTCGTAGTACTTGGATCTGCCCAACTTCTTCAGAATCTCGCGTATCTCCTTCTCCGTCAGGTCGGCAATATTGTCGATGCGACGCTTACGGATCTCCAGCACCACCTCGTTCATCACCTCCTCGGGAATCATGGTGGACTCCTTGGCCTGAAACTGGTTCAGAATCTCATTGAGGTGGTTGATCTTCTTGTACGCGTAATTGTTCCGCTCCTTGGGCGGGTCACGGAACGACTGGAAATCCGACACCACCAGCGAGTATTCCTCGGATCCGCACTTGGGGCAGACCAGAATGCCCTCGGAACTGATCTCCTCACGGGCCACGTTACACTGCGCACAGTGTTCTGTCTGCTGCTGCGTGGCCTCGGGAACCGCACCCAACTTCATGCGAGCCACATACTCATCGAACATCTGCTTGCGCGTGATGCCCGTGTCCGTGGACGCAGCCGTGGCAAAGTACTTCAGGAAGGTGTTGGCATCCTTGGGCGCAACCGTCGTGGCCGAGGTGCCCCCTGATTCACGATTGTAGTAGCCCATGAGAATGTCCATGTTCTTCAAGTAATACTCCTGAACAGGATCCGACTGCACGGCCTCCTGCTCCAGTTCCTTCACGCGCGCCTCCCACTGCGAACACTGGATCACGTCTCCAATGTCGTTGGATCCGCGCACTGCCTGGACCCGTTCCTTCAACTGCGTCAACTCCGCCTCCGCATCCGCCTTGGACTGGGTTTCCCGCAATCCCTGGACAATATCTTGGTGAACCGAATCGAGCGTCCCGATGGACGCCGATCCCGTTTCCCGTATCCGTCTCACCTTGAATACATCCATACTGAACTTGTGGTTGTCTATGTAGATGGCTTCTGAAGGGCCTCCATCACTTCCTTCATAAAGGCAGGGTTGGAGCAAATCTGAGGCCGCTGCTTGCGAACCGCGGACAAGAGCACTGGAAAGTCGAGTCCGAAGTTCTTACACATGTAATACAGCAGCAGAAACGCCGAGCGATTGATGCCCGCTTGGCAGTGGACAAACACCACCGCGTTGGGAGACCGTAGGAACGACCGCAGTGCTGCCTCGAACCGCGGATACCAATCCAGAATCTTGGCCTGCGTGGAGTCGTGGGCGTCTAACTGGGCGTAACGGCTAGGATATCGCTGGCGGAACCAGCCAGGCGAATCCTCGGAGAATGCGCAATTGATGACGTGTGTCACCCGATGTGTATTCACGAAAAACGGGGTCAGCGACGCACCCGCACCCAAGCAAATGTTGGGATACACCCACGCAGGGGTGTCCATTCCTTATGAAGGGTCATGTGTCTTAAATACCCAAACTACCGAGAAACACGGAGAGCAGGTGGGCAATCACAACCGCTGCACCGCCCAGAACGCCCGCGCCCTGCCACGACACCACGCCGCCGCTGGTGTACATGGACGGAAGGTACTGCAGGAGCATGTTGCGGGGCGTCGACAGGGAGATGATCGCAGCCGCGGCAAAGAAGCAGAAATACAACTTCAAGTTACGGAACATGAATCCCATGGCAGGCAGAGTCGGCTTGAAGGACGGAATCATCGAGCCCTGCGTCGTCTGCTCCGTCGACGGCATCGGGATCAGAGGCGGGGCCGACTGGTTGCCCTGCGGAGAGGGGAGCAAGGCATCCAAGGAGGTGGAGTCACTGTCCATTGTTTATACTCAAGGCATCTTTTCGCATGTCGCATCTTCCACGCGGTAGCGATAGCACTTTCCATTCACCCGATTCGTCTTGGTCCTGATGTCCTCCAACGGCAACGCCAAGACATGCTGGGTCGTGAAGTCGCGGTGGAACAGGAGCGCCGCCAACCCGAGGCCGATGATGAACGAAAAGAACGGCCGAGCACGGTCAATCGATTCCGTGATGTTCAGCACCATTACTTCTTAAGCGATGCCAAAAGATTGAAGGAGTCCGTCTCTGAAGTGCATGGAACTTCTGTGGCCTCCACATGGACACACCCCGTGTCCGTGTGGTAGATCAGTTTCCCGTCGGCGGGGTCGGGCACCTTGGACACCGTGCGCTTGGGAGGAATGACAATGGTAGACAACAGCAGTCCAAAGGTGACACCCGCGACGAACCAGATCCCGTCAATCATTGTTTAGGGGCGACATTACCTTTGAACATGGAGGTGATGCTGGAAAGGCCAAATCCACTACTGGCGGGTGCAGCGGCGGCAGGTGGGCCATTCGCCATACGTGTCTCGCCCAGTTGGCTCTCGACAAAGTACCAAAAGGTGAATTGAATCGCAAAGGACCACACAGGAGCAAAGGCGGCGAGGATTGCCATGATATACGCAGTCGGTCCAACCTGTCCCACAAGCCCTGCCACAAGTGCAAACCACACTCCGTACTTTCCGAACTTTGTTTCCGTTGCATTCGATAGATTTAGTCCAGAGCTCAGGATGTGACGCCACAATGTGAATGCCCAAATGATCATCAAGAGCCAGAACACAACAACCGTCAACCAAAACTGAAGGGTTCCTGCCGCCAAGGCCGCCTTCCAACTGAGCTCGCTGGGCTTCTTCATCAACAGACCCCATGTAGACAGTTTGCCGATGATGATGATCTGCTCCATTCCGAATTCCTTGGTGTGGTATCCATCAGGATCGATCCACTGGATCGCCGCAGTCGGAGGCTTCAATCGGAGGGAGTCGGGATTCTCGGGTTCCGAGATCACTCCGTCGTCCCGCAGGTCGTACGCGAGTTTCTTGACAGGATATTCTACGTATCCCGCATAGCGGTTGGCATTGAGATACTTGATAATGTCGAACGTCTGTTCTCCATACTTGAACTTGCCGCTCACAATCCGAAGACCTGGATCGGGAGGATTCGGAAACTCATAAGACGGTGCAGTCGGAATCGTCGGAACCGCATAGGACTGCGTGGTTGCGGGCGGCTCTTCTTTGTCGGCCTTCCGTGTTTGATACGGACTGACCTTAACGGGCGGCGGAGGGTTACTCATATTGTTAAGAAGCAAACACAAGATTGGCAAGACCACTCACGACACGCAAGTAATTGTAGGATTCCACGTAGGCGCCGACTGTGTAGGTGTATTGAAACACCACCGTGGCGTTTCCACTCGTAGTAACGTTCTGGACGACTGACAAGAGCTGGTCGGGCGTGTACAAGCCAATCTGTCCTGCGGGAATCACCAGCGGGTTTGTGCTGAGGGCTGTGGACTTTAGGATACACACGGTGGTTGTCGTGGGGGCCGACGGTTGGTTGGGCGCAGGCAAGGGCTGCAGAAGGGTCAACCGCAACACCGCCTTGTTGATGGTGCTTCCGTTCGCGGCGCCTGACGGTTGGTACTCGCTATTGTTGAGGCCAAAGGAATACATGTAGACACCTGGCAGCTGAAGCGGAGCTGTTCCGTCTGCAAAGCGGTAGGTCTGAATGAGAGAATAGTACTCAACGGGCTTGACCTGGAGCCGCTCGTTGCCGTCAAAGAGGATCACCCCGTCCACCACGCTGTCCCGAGGAAACACCGACGTCACCTGGTTCTGTCCCGACGCATACAGACTCGTGGCTACATCTGTCGTATTGACGGTCCACGGGGCGCGGTCGGGATTCTGCCAGTTCGTGTAATTATCCCACAGGTTGTTTGCAATGCTGTCGGAACGGGATACCGTCCACGTGACACGCGACACCAAGTTCCGCATCGGGAGGACCAAGTCGGTATTGGGACCATACTGCCCTTCGGCGCCCACGTAACTGACTTCCTTGAACATGTAGCTCTGGTCTGCCGTGGCAAACTGATTCATTTCCATCTCCGTCAGGTAGAAGAAGTTACACTCCAGATACGGACTGGGGAAGAACGTGGTGACGCCTGGATTGGTCGGCGCGCCGTTTGGCAGCGACGGAGTCAAGAACAGATTCATGGGAAACAGATCGGGACGAACGCGCTGTCCGTAGGTTGGCGAAGTGGACGTCACATCCACCACCGTATAGAGATACTTCAACGGGCGCAAGGTCACATTGATGTACACTTCCGTGTTCTGCATGGACACCAACGGAAGAACAGATCCCACGCTCTCGCAGAACCAAAAGTGAAGGGGGACAACCAACTGCCGCGACCGAATCGAGGGCTCAGGAGTCACAGTCCCGGGGAAGATGGTGTTCCCCGAAATATCAAGCGCAGGAGTGGCATAGGACACAGCGTGTGGATATTGCCCCTGACGATCGTATGCGTGGGACGGATCGTAGAGTTCTGGGACGTTGCCCGTCATTTTGTTGATGGTTGAGCGCTTCGTTCCAGTGAACGTCAAATAGGAATACAACTTCATCCACTCGCCCGAAAGCCGCTGGATCAATTGTCCGTTCATGGTGATCTCGATATTGTCGATGAGATTGTAGCCAATGTTGCGGATCCACTCGAACTCGTAGCCAATTGCGCTGCAGTGAGGATCGTACCCCGTCGGTGGAGTCGACACAGGAATCAACGGAGACCAAATGTCGGGGAGCGTGATGACCAGATACGTATCGTTCAGCAGCTGCGCGTAGCGGTCGATGCGTGCGGATAATTTGCGGGCCTGGTTGAAGTCAAAGTTGAGGTTAGCGCTTCCAAAGTCCACACGAATATGCTCCATGGCAAAGTTCGTGTGGCGCTTGTAGGTGTTGCGAAAGTAGGTCATGGACGGGTTGCCGTTGACCAACTCGTTCTGGGCTCCAACGCCCACCAGCTGGAG